AGTATTTTTTTCATATCGCTATATATACCCTTTTCCTTTTAGTTTCTGATTCTATCTCCCATTTCTCTTCAATATGCTCTGAGTCCATAAGTGTTTGAATCACACTTTTACGATCTGTGGTTTTCATATGCTGGAATTTTCTTGTCAGATCTGAAACTGATATTTTACCTTTATGTCTGATCAGGTATAACATTTTTTTAAGATCCCGTTCCTGTTCAGTATTACTGATAAAGTTTTCAACTGCATACTGTAAATTATCAAATAAATGTTTTGTCAGTCTTATTCCATAAAGAGCGTGTGAAGGATCAATAACCGGTTCATCCGGATTTACACCAATTGCAATAATCATTGCAATCTTTTCAGCTATCAATCTGCATCTGTTATACATACTCTGAACCCTGTTTTGTTTTTCCAGTTTCTCCCTGAGATTTTCTATTTCGTCGTCAAAATCACATAACATCTGAAAAGCATCCGCTGTAATAGGAACTAAATATGGATCAATAATTGTAGTTTCGGAAACGTTGCCGACCGGATAGGCATTTATCGGTTTTTGATATAGCTTTTTAACCATTTCAATTAAACTTGCTGGTGGGTTTGATTTTTTTACCTTTGAACGTGTGCGGGGGCGGGGGTTTTCGCTTTCAAAAATTAACATACGGGCAACTAATCCGTCCTCTATATTTTCTTTTGATAGTGAGTCAAAAAACTGTGAGGGCGTGGACGTTGCATATAAACATAAATTCGGCTGAAGGATTGAAATATTTTTAGATACGTCGGCATAACTTTTACCGTACATTCTGGTGTTACTGGATCCATACGCTTTGAGCAATACTGAAGGGATCCCGTACAGGTGTGAATTGTGATTCGACTTTGTAGTCTGCAGAAATCGACCGACTTCATCCAGCAAGAATACGGGAGACGGTTCAAGGGTTAAAGCGTTATAAATGGCAGTATCAGACGCTATCTCTTCAACTGAACAGATATTATTCATTGTCGGCACGTTGCAAGATTCAATGATTTTCTTTATACAGTTTCGGGCGTTCTCCTTACCGCAACCGGTTTCACCTATCCCGATATTATATATATTTGTTCTTACATCTGTTGCTGTTCGATATCTACGCCCCATTAAAGCCCCCGCAAAAGCCAGTGATCCCGCTAAAGCTAAAATAGGCTGTTCTTTTAAAGCCTGAGAATTCATATAATCTACTACATCACCAACAAACCCCGCCGGACGTAACAAATCTTCAGGAAAAGGTTTTTTATTAAATGTCGTATTGAAGTCCAAAACTTTTATTTCTAATTGTTCTGGTGTAAGTGCTTCAGGTTCCGCCTTTTCATAGGTAGTTGTCCAGCCAAAACCTTTTGCAATCCCGAATATACTTGCTATTGTTATTTCGTTCGGTTTAAAAGTTTTCCACTTTCGTTCAGTATCTTTTTCATCATATTTTTCACTGGTTTTTGAATATTCAACAAATATACCTTTTGCCTGTGGGGATCCGATTGACTTCAATGCATGACCGATCTTAACCCACATATCCCGATCATCTGAGTCAATAAATGAAAGTGCTGACCTAAGCTCCCTTACTTCTGCAGGTGGTAATAAGTCAACCGCTCCCGCCGTCTGTTCAACATATTCATTCGGCTTTTGATAGTTTTCTACAAAAACCGGTAAAGGTTTTATCAAAGATGATAAGTCTTCTATCCCTTCGCAATCCAGCGGGAAATATTTTTTAAAATCCGGAGCGCAAATATAACCCCCGTTCGCTCTGATATCGACCGGTAAAGTTTTATCAAAAAATCTGACTTTTGAACTAAGGTTCGTTTCTTCCACTGAATAAATCAGGTGACGACCGCCGGACATGGTTTCAACTTCCAGTGTTTCCGGAAAATCGCCGTATTGCTTCAACTCTTCCTTTAACTCGTCAACTGTACGCCCGTCTTTTATGTCAATATCAATAACAACGATTTTATTGACGTTACCCGTCGGGAGTCCGATTAAAAAATCAGTATTCCAGAATTGCTTATATAATAAATCGAGATCCATATGAGCATCCCTGAAGCCATGCTGTGTCGCTGGTGTTTTATTCTCATTACAAGGGAAAATACAATATCCCTGTTCTACATACTTATAGACTAACTCTCTCATAACGTTTTATGTCTCATGCGGAGACTCCCCTTTTATTCTGTTTCAACTGAAATACGGTGCTGACATTTCGGGCATTTATAAACTGTGCAAAACCGGCTATTTTCTTTGTGTTCTTTATCTGGTTTCATTTCTGAATTACATTTACTGCATTTCATTTGTTGCTGCCATATTGTTCTTTGTCAAAATCAAAACCATGTCGCCCTAAACTTCCGTCTGATCTTAAAACAGTACCATAAACTTTCCAGATTATACAATTTTCTTTATCGTCTCTGTTCCAAGTGTGCATACATGGTATAATGGCATTAACAACGCCTTTTTTCCCGTTATGACTATAACCTTTGATCTCTACGGTGTCGCCAACTTTAAAAGGGCAAGTCTCTTCAGCATATCTTTGCGCTATATCCATTTTTTTATCATGGATAACTCTTTCCTTTTCGTCTAAATCAATATATTGTTCAACCAGTTTATTCATAATACTTTTCCTCTATTTTTTTCAAAGTTTCATCAAGCGTTAATTCAAGTTGCTCCTGAATATTGGTGTTAAAAAAAAGCAACTGCAATCCACATGAAAGAATATCTGTAATTTCTTTAATCTTA